GGGTTGCATGCTGCTGCACGGAAGCCGAAGTAACTTGTGCCCAGGCGTTTGCCTTGGTCTAGTATCATCATCTGGTGCCACAGGTCGCAGATTCCGTTACTGGTGGGTGTACCTGACGCTAAGCGAATGTAAGTGAAGTTCTTAGCCACCTTTGCCATAGCCTTTGATCTGGCGCTGGTATGATGCTTAAATGCCGTACTCTCATCTATTTCCAGTGTGTCGAAGTGTTTGAAGAAGGCAGGTTTCTGCTTTTGTAGCCATACGGCAGCATCATGGTTAGTGATATACACATCAGCAGGTATTTTGAATGCTGCTTCTCTATTAGCTGCATTAGCGATAACGCATGACATGTCTGGTGCAAATTTATTAAAGTCATTCTTCCATGCAGCAGCGAGTAATGACTTTGGGGCTACTACCAGCAGGCATTTTCCACCCTTGCGGCGACGAGTAGCGAAGGCTTCGATACCTACTCGTGTTTTGCCTGTATTACCTGTGGCAAAGATATAGCCGTTATGACGCAGTAACAGGAATGAGGTGGGTACTTCAAAACAATACTTGAACCCCTCTGGATTATCTACTTCATACACACTATTAGCTCTACCCGGACCTATGAATTTATCTTTGTCCTGGGCATGTACAGTGTATTCTATGCTCACCCCTCTATTTTCTGCACTGCGGTCACGCACTGCAAAAGTGAGTGAAGTAGGTCGTTTAGCAGCGGCGAAAGCATATTGTATAAAGTCTGCAGAGGATTCTACTAGCGTACTGAATCGGGTGCCATTACTGTCGCGAGAATCTTCTGAACTATCCCAGTAACAAACTTCGTCAGCTATGATCTCTAGTTGATGTTGGGATGCACTCCACCAATATGTATTAAATTCTTTGTGATGGAGTGGTGCATAAAAAGTAAATATGGCAAATTCAGGGTCTGCCCCACCACATTGTCTAACTCTGTACTTAATTGCGGATGCAGCTAATAGTTCGCGTAGACGTGTGATCTTTCGTTGTTTTTTTATACGGATAACGCAATAGTTTGTTGTGGCGGTTGGAAAATGTCCGTCAGCTATTACTGCAACCATAAGCCGAATGTGTGCATCTACTAAAGACATTTTAGAGGTTGTCTCGACAGTAAAGGTTGAGCAGAATTTAGCATTTGCACGGAATGGGCCGCGCTTATGTAAGTCATACATAAAATCTACGGCTGATTTTACATCGTGAGAACCGTCGCGACGGTAATACAATACACGATGTTCGTGCGAGAGTCGTTGGGACATTCCTCTTGAAGGGGCTATAGCAATCATCTTTTTACAGGGGCGTTTGATATAGTCTATCGGCTTAACAAAGGATATGGTTCGTGTTTCTGGATGGAATTGAGCCACCAATCCATCTTTGTAGCTATCTATCCGCTGCCATCCAGATGGGGTCAAGAATTCAGTGTCTGCACTGACACATCCAGGGTCGCTCATATCAAATACTTTAGGTTGCTTTGCCATGAACTTAGTACTGAATTTCTGGTTGGCGAACATTGGTTGTAGCTTCATCGCGTTCTTTCTAATAGCACTAAAATAAGTACGTAAATAATTAACCCGACTATCAAGCCGGGTAATATTAGTAATGCGCTGGTGTATAGCAGGGCCTTAATCACGGCGTGAGTGTTTTACTCACTAGACGGGCATAGCCCTCGATGTCGTGCCATGAGTCGTGATATTCCGGGTCCCCATTAAGGATTCGACCCACTTTATGTTGTATCATTTCCAAGGCTTCTTTTTTATCTAGGCTAAGTTTCTCCCAGTTAGGGGTATCAGTCATAACTGACTTTAGGTTTTGAGTAATACGAGCGTGCTCATCGAACTCACCATAGCGGTTGCCTCGTTCTATTAGAATTTCTTGTATGCTCATTAGTTAGCTCCTAAATTAGTTTGTACTTCGCCATTCCTGGCGGAGTAATTTCGTTATTTGGGTCCCCGGTGAAAAACTTAGCCAGGGGTATGTAAGTGTCAGCGCCTTTAATTATTTCGTGAGTACATAGTACATATTCTGCTTTTCCAGTGGCTATGTTGAAACATTCGGCTACACACAATGTGTTGGCTGTAGCAGCTGCGCTGACAGCCGCGAATTGATAACGTGCGCGTTTAGTAATCACAGTACGACCTTAGTAGCTGTGCAGTACCTACAGTGTTTGGTAAAACGGTAACCTCTTTTCCAAGTATGGATACCTACTGAACAGCATAGAAAGTGAAAAAATGTCATGATTTCTACTCCTTTAGCGCTTGGTATTTCACATTGAATACGTCGTTTGAATAGCATTTGACGACGCCGTTTTCTCCTTTCACTGCCCACCAGCCTGGAACCATAGTGAATATGTCGTCGGCTGCACGCACCATAAGATACTTACCTTCTGTTTCGCGTACGTCTGCGTTTATTAGTGCAATAACTTGGGCGGAATTATGGCCATCCCATTGGATAGCCTCGGCGAGATACGGTGTTTTCTGGTGTGTGGCTTTCATTTTTGCCCCCCTTGCCCTACTGTGTGTGTGTACCCTTTATTCATGTTCTTTCTCCCATAGGTCTCTACAAAATGAATCGCACCAACGTGCACCGTTTGCTGTTAGTTCTCCGCACGACAGGCAGTTTGTTGCTGTGGGTATTGGCTTTGCCGCTTCGGCACGTATTGCGTTGATACGAGCTTCATCATGGCGTTGTTGCATAGCACCTGCCTGATCTAGTGGGTCTGCTGCACGATCGTTCATACACCCACCTTACAATGCCCAGTACCACCGAGTTCTTCTGGTTTATATGGGCACCACTTGCAGCTGAAGGCGTTAGGGTTAGGGGGGAATGTGGTCGCTTGAGTCATTTTGCGCGCTCGGTTATCGAAGCCTTTGAGGCAGCGCATACCGGTGGTACGAGTGACTTCGTAGCTTGCCAGTTCGTTTTGGTCGAAGTACCACAGCTCGGCAGTGACACGTTCTACTTTCGGCTCGCGTAATAGCACTGCTAGTGAATATAGTTGCAACTGCTCACCATGTTTGATTTCATTGCCGAAACGCTTACCAGTTTTATAGTCTATAACTACGGCATGCTTGTGCGATAGGCGAACCACAGCGTCTGCCTTGAGTCGAAACCACCCTGTCTTCCAGTCGGTTGGCTTCCAGTCGTGATTGAATGCCCACTCACCCTCCAGGCTGGCGTTGCCAGCAATGTAGTTCTTCTTCAACGATACAAGTTCGTCGGCAAAGTGCTTGGATGCAATGGGTGATGGCGCTGCTATCTTGTCATTCATCCAGTCCTCGCATGTCTGGTGAACTTCCGTACCACGATCTGCTGCGGTACTTGGGCGTGGGTCTGGTACCCGTAGCGCGTGTTTAAGGTATGCCTTCATACGACAACTCTCAAAGTCGAGTAGGCGTGAGTAGGACCCGGTTTTTATTGTTGGGTTGTCCATAGTTGGCTCTTTTTCATAGTGTCTTGTAGAATATCAGAGTGTATCAGATTGTTCAATGTCAGGATAACCACATTTATCCCTATCCATTTCTTCTTGTAGTTCGCGGCGGCGATACTCGTCTGCTTCTCGTTTCATTTCTAAACGCTGGAGTTCGTCGTAGCCTCCAATTAATTTCCAGGCCTCGTGTGATGTCATGATTGTTTCCTTATCTCAGGTTGTTAATTGCTTCTTTCACGTGCTTCTTTTTGTACATGCTAAATTCGGCAATTATTTCCTCGTCAAACAAGTAGTGGTGGGTTTTCATTTCGTGAGCCGCAATAAAGGCCTCTACCTCGTCCTGAATCTTCTGAAGTTTCTCTGTTTTATTCGGTTTCATTTCGCTACCACTGCACACGCGGGCGTTAATTTAACTGTATGACTTTGTTCAATGATCAGTAGTTGCAGATTCAGTATTAGGTTTTCTTTTTCCAACTTGTTGATATCATCATCGAGTTGTGCTTTAAGTTTTCGCAGCTGAGCAATCTCGACTTTAAGCTCTTTATTCTCTGTCTCGAGCTCTTTGTTGTGCTGGATGATTGGCTCAACGTCCTCGTAGTTACATAACTGTCCAGCTAAGTGTTCTGTAAGTACAATCTGGGGATCACCTGGTTTTAATCTCACGTCTGATAGGTAATATCTTTTAATCCCGTTCATAGTACCCACCCATCGAGTACTTTACCTGTCAGTCGGTATGCGTAGATAATTTGAGTGGAGTTCCATAGATACATGCTCGCAACTCCGTCACTGAGCAGCGCTCGCCCTGGTTCTTGATAAATCATGCACTCAAACTCCAACCCGTTAGGTATTGGGCACTCCCCACCTAGCCAGATAGTCCATGGCTGGTCTGGTGAAATTTTCACGTTCTTTGAATGTATATACAATATGTCTGATTTATACGTAATGGTTTTTGAGGTCTTACCACCTCGGTAGTAACACACCAATCCGTCGGTGAATGAACTGAAATAACGGTTAGCTTCCCCTGTGCAAAGATTGAGTGTAATTACAGTGTCAATGGGCAGCTTAGTCCAATCAATTTGCTTCAGCGGAGCCTTCATGCGAAGGTCGTAAGACCAATGTTCCTCTGTACCATGGTATCTCCCACTTGCATAATACATCCGTACATCGGTTTCTGCTTGTACTATGAGTTGTTTACACTCCCTCGCAGTAGGTAAATATGCAACAAATTTTACAGGCTTTCCTTCCATTGTTTCAAACGGTTCGCCATTTATGGCGCGTTGTAGATCGAATTCGTTACTCATTCTTGTCCTCCTCATTCTAGTCTCTTATAGTACCCACCCGTCGAGTACTTTACCTGTCAGTCGATAGGCATAAATAGGCCACCATGAATACGTGCTCGCGCTTTCTTTACTAACCATTACTTGTCCAGGTTTGTTGTAAACCACATACTCAAACTCAAGCCCATCTGGAATGGGATATTCACCACCTTGCCAGATTGTCCAGGGTTGTTGTTCAACCAGATAGCACTTGTCTTTGCGATGCTCTTCAAGTTCACGTAATCCGTAGGTGAGAGATGACTTTCCTTCTGGGTAAGTTAGTACCAGTGTCGAATTTTTAGAGCATTTAGCTATATGCCTATCACCTTCAGGGGTGCTGATCACTGTGTCTTCTGGGATATTGCTCCAGTCGATTTGTTTTTGTTGTGACACCATGTGAAGGTCTAAAGAAGAATCTATAACTTGATCATAGTATTTTCCGTTTGTATGATACGTCATTATGTTAATCCCTACCTGTACGATGACCTGCTCATCTTTATCAGCAGTAGGTCGGTAGGCTATAAACTCAGCTGGAGTCCCCTCTATTGTTTCAATTGGTTCGCCATTTATGGCGCGTTGTAGATCGAATTCGTTACTCATTTTAATCCCTATGTTAAGTGTGATGTATTTTCTCTAAACCCTACTAAAGAGGTTACTGGTTTTCTGCCGCATGGCAATCGTGCCTGATTTCTCAGTGGTTGAATTTCGCCTCGGTAGCTACTCCGAACTTATAACAACACGCATCATACCCAAAGTTGAATGGCCACTCACCCTGGTATCTGACTCACATATCGAGGGCTGATTACCTCAATCGTCCCAATAACCTCATTAGTAGGGTCTGACTAATTTACCAATACACGCTTGCTAGACTCGAGCTTTGTCTAGGGCGTCCTCGTGGACGACTTTCGGATGGTACTGGTTCGTTGCTCATTCTATGCACCACTTTATGACCTTTGTTTATTTCACTTAGGTCCAGGTTTAGTTTTTGTGGTGTTCTACGTTCCTTTGTGGCTTGTTGGAATGATGTTGTTGTTACCAGAGGTATGTAAGCTCCGTCTTCATTCCGTTCTATTTCATTTGTGTCTAGTAGTGTGTTTAGCACATACCCCACGCTTGTTTTATGTATTCCACTTTGTCTGGTTATGTCGCTACGACGTAATGGGTAGCTTGCAGCGTTCAGAACATCAAGAATTTTCTGACGTTTAAGACGTGCTTGTATACTGCGCTCGTTTATCATGGTTATCTCCTACTTAACTGTTTTCAATTTAGTTTTCGATGGGAATGCGCCAAGTGCTTGCGCTTTATCTTCTTCGGTTAACTGCCAGTCTATGCGTAGTCCTCGAATGATCTCATCACCAACACGCATGGGTGCTATATGGATGTTGTGATGTCGAAGGAATGAGGAGAACTTATAAGCTCCCTCTGGCACCTTACCTATGCAGTGAGTGAAGATAACTGCCAGTTCATCCCGTGTTACCTTACTGTTGGGTGGTGTGCGCTCTTTCGTTGCCTGATTAATTAGGGTTGTGTTCTTAGACCCCCCCTCATCTGGTTGTAGTGCGTCATCTATAAAGCGTTTGATGATACCTGTGTATGCCATGGCGGTTGGGTTCTGCATACCCATTTCAGCTAGTAGACGTGTGTCTGGTAGTGCTGCTATTAGGCTGGATAGGCTCCCACTTAGAAGGCTGTGTGCCAGCTGGTCGATACTTGTTACTCCCAGTTGTTGGATGGCTTCGCGCTCCGCTGTCTGTAAGACCGTGCGCGCCGCTTTCGCATCCACTGCGTAGTGTTGTAGGAAATAGGCGAAGTGGGATAGCTCGTTGGGTAAGGAGTCCATTTCAGCTTCGGTTGGTAAGAAACGGGTACCCTGAAATGCCCCCACGTTGTATCGCCTATCGCCCATCGGCACGTTGACAGGCTGGGGCTTGTTGGAGCTGAAGATAAAGCCTGTGAAATTAGGTACGCTATACGCATCTGTTCGCATTTTCCTAATCGTGATGGACTGTTCAGTGATGTAGTTGCGCATGTCACTCTCTGCCCCCTTCGGGTTTGTGAACATCGACGCTTCTATCTCATCGACGAAGGTGATTAGGCTGGTTTCCAGGTAGCCATTAAACTTCTCGTTTAGTTCTGATGCACGCATCTGATGTACGTAGCGACGGCCAAATATAGGTGCTATCACCTTTGCTATCAGCATACCTTTACCAGTACCTTCCGTACCATGCAGTATCCACGCGGTAAGTGGTTTCTGTTTGAATTGGAATATGAAGGCTAACCAGTTGAGGAAGTGAGTCTGTATAGGCCCTGTTCCCACAGCGCTGTCGAGTATGCGCTGAATTGCTGGGTACTTACCTTTCTTCTGGTTGGTCTCTTGCATGTATTCGCCTGGGACGAATAGGTTAAGGATGTGCTCTACTTCATTAACGATCGTGGGCGACTGTGGGTTGAACGTCGTGTGCCACTCAGGCACGAAGTCGCCGAGTGCTCTACCATGTCCGAGTAGGAAGTCTTGCAGTTGGTCCCTGCTCTTGACTGCGTGCAGTTCGAGTGTCTGTGTACCCTCGTTCCACGTCCCTTTGTGGTACGTCGCGGTGACTTTGTCGCGATAAGCCAATAGGATGTCACCGCTTTCGTTCGGGGTAGCATCTTGGTTATTACGTTCGCGAACCAGATCAGCGTAATATTGAGGTAAGATTTCCTTGATGTATGGGAACGGCTCGCCTTTGAAGTTGTGGAGTAGGGTGGGGTCGTCTTTACGATGAAAATAGGCATTGCTATCGCCTCCGTTTAGGTTGATACGATTATATTCGCCGTCGTCTATGACTTCATAGCGTGCTATCTCACCTGCACCGGTCTGTACTTCATACTCACCGATCATCTTGGTCTTAGCTTTGGTAAGTGTTATTCCCGCAGCAGTCTGTAAGTCATTGAGTATCTTGCGTTGTTCTTTTTTCAATGCCTCCATAGGCTTGAGTGCCATTGTCTTGGTGTCGATGGTGTCACGTGTACGTTTGATAAACTGAATACGTTCATCGCTTGGTATTGGTGAGTTCATACCAATGAATGTTGGCTCGGCAATATAGATTAGCTTGTCATTCTGGCAACAGGTGATGTCAAGTGGCCAGTGTAATGCAATCTGACTATTAGATAGTGTCAGACCATTGCGCAGGGACTCTGTTGTCAAGTTTAAGTGCATCAACCAGGCTTTGAGTTCTGGCGCTGGTCGTGGGCTACTTAGCATGCAGAAGATATGGCATGACAGTGTTTTGTCCTTTTTATCCAGCTTATAGCTAGAGCTATACTGAATCACATAGCTTATGTCGTCCATACCGATAGCGTGCATGAATTCATCAGCGCTGTTGAATGGTGCTTTGTCTAGATCGAACACAACCATGCTGGTTGGTGCGTTGGTTCTTGTGGTGCCTTTGCGTGATTCATTGACCAGTGGTTCTAGTAGCTCACCTTTCAACATACATGGCTTGGCGGCATGTTGTGACGAGGTGCGTAATACTTCGTAGAATTTGGCCAGGGTCTTGACCTCGATGGTGGTGCTGGTGAACTTATTTACTAATGGGTAACTGTCCTTATGGATAACTCCGTTGATGAGTTTTATTGTTTTTGTTAGTGGTACGGGCGCTGATAAAAATGAAAGGTTCATGGTTGCCTCGGATGAAATAGTACGTCTTTCAGGAAGTGTCAGAGTGTACTCTAAACGTGGTTATTTTTGGTGATTTTTTCTAAGCAAAAGTGTTACACATTTTGGGTAATGTGTAGCAAAGTTTTTGTTTCGATTTCGTTACAAAGAAGACAAGTTTATCTTCTTCAAAATGTTACACTTTAAAAGTGTAACAACGGCAAAATGTTACACATAAGTGTAACAGTCTGGAAGCCCCGTAGTATATAGGGTTGAGGTTATTATTTATCTTACTGTTATACTGTTACACTTTTTTTGAATTCATTTAGATTTAAATAAATAAAAGTAAATATCATATATATATACAAACTAGGATGAATTTTTAAAAAGTGTAACATCGAAACACGTGGTTTTTGGCGCCCAACGCCCATGGTTGTAACTCACGGTTAAATGGTCTAAATTACAAAGTGTTTCAATCTTGGTACACTTTGTTTTTGTAGTCCCATAGTCGTTCGGTTTGGTTTTATTTCGAGGTGACGAAGTCACCTCGAAACTTGTTAAGCTGCTAAACGCCCGTCATCCAGATTTCGGATGCTAGTCTGCACCTGTTTCAACGCTTGTGTAATGAGCGGGATGTCGCCCATATCTACTGCCCTGCGTTGCAACACGCCAAGTATGATGTTGTTGCGTGACTTATTCAGAGCAGCTTCCATTTTCAACCACAAGTTGGCTTGTTTTGATGGACTGAGCATGCTGAACGCGTTGTCTTCGTACTCGCCGTCGAGTGTTGGTAATGCCAATGCTACACTCAAAACTCGTTCGGACATGCCGAACAAATCCTGGCGCTTTGCCTCTGCATCGGCCTTGTACATCATCGTGATGTCCTCGGCTTTCAATCCCTCGATGTCTAACGACTTGATTAGTTCGTCAAGTTGAGCCTTGGGTAAATCCTTAACCGTTGCTGTTAAGAACTTGAGTGTTCCATGTAACGGTAGTACATCTTCAGTTGTATTACGTTCAACCATAAGCATGTCATGTAATGCTGACCTTAGCGTCACCATGGCTACCAAATCATCCCAGCGGTTGGGCTGGTTACCCAGCTCTGCCGCCATGCTGGCTTCGTATTTGGTTTTGGGGAAGTCCATACATATTTCTTCATGTATGTCATCCCCGTTGTGGTCGCACGCACGTACTATTGATTGCGCGTTGTATAATATACTCGCGTTGAGACTGCCAACTAGACTGTATAAAACAGATGACTTGGCATTGGTGGGTAAGTTTTCGATAATGTCAAACATGGTTATTTCCTTTTTAAGTAAGTAAGTAAGTAAGTGCCTGCGTTTTACGTCCGCAGGTACGACGTACTGCTCAATTGCCGCCTATGAGGTCATCATAGTAGGCAAAGTCTTCATGCTCATCCAGCTCGCGTTGCATGAGTACTTCTATCGGGTTATCGCGCTCACTACACGCGGATGATTCGAACAGCCAGTCCGCAGTAGCTGCGTCTGGCGATAAGTCTGAGGCATTGGTTACTAGTCGCATGCTACCTCCGTGTTGCGAGTGTTGCGCATTCTCTCTAGCTCAATAGCTTCTGCTTCAGCCATGTGGTTTATGTACCACGTCAAACTTTTGTACTCGCGTAGTTTCCCAGCGCTGTACAGCGCATCTGCTATTTCCGCCCAGGTTTGTATCTCATCCATTGTTACCTCCGTGTTGCGTCAAGTATTACGAAGATGACAACCGCTATACCAGCGATTGCCAGCAGCCAATCCATTGGGTCGTGGCTCATAGTAGGCCACGCTTCGCTTTGGTTTTAACTACAGGCTCAACTACAGGTGCAACTAGTTGACCTTTGCGCTTGGCCTCTTCGTACTTAAAGCTGGCGCCGATGTCGGCAAAAAAACCGACGGCGTAACTTGGTACAACACCCACTGTTTCGGCCACTTTGGTGATAGCGCGGTGGATGAGCGGGTCATTATTATCAGCAACAACTGGATTGATAGCAGCTAATGCAGCACGTTTCTGGGTCATATTCATGATGATTTCCTTTAGAGTAAGTTAAGAGTAATTGTTGCACGATACAGAACAGATAACGATGAGTGGTTCATTCATCGTTTCAACATACGCGGGAAGATAGTCCCCGCTAATAAAGCAGCGATAGCTGCGGCAAAGCCGCCAGCCATACTGCCGCCATGAAGGCTGAATACCAGCCAGAAGATAAATACTTCGATTGTAAGTGCGATGAACGCGCCATTGACCAGTTTTGACCACATTGACCAAAGGCCAATGAAGATCACGACGCCATATACCATTGGCATAGCGTCTATGTGTGCTAATCCAAACATAATATTCTCCAATTAAAAACAGCTATCATCTGCACATGTATAGTCATCGTCTGGGTATACCCAAGCGATATATCGCTGTGCTCTCACTGAATCTGGTTGCAGAATTCGAGCGCCGAAATCTGCTGTTGAGTTTGCTACGTCTTGCAGTGCAAGTTCGTAGTGACTATGCTCAACTAGTATAGACCTGCCGCACGGTTGACCGTAGTCGTCTGTGTCTTCCATTATGTGTTCAACTATATAGCTCATGATTACCTCCAGTCCCACATGTGGTGGGGATGTAAATGACAGGGCTTGCGCCCTGCCTCTATTGATTACAGCTTGCCTTCGCGCTTAGCTTCCTCGTATTGATACGAAGACTTAATGTCTGCAAAGAACCCTTTGGTGTAGCTGGGTACTACACCGACACGCATTGCTACATCGGCGATAATACGTTTGGTGAGCGAGTCACCAGTTTCAACAGTTGGGTTGATGGCTGCTAATGCTGCGCGTTTTTGTGCTATGTTCATGATTGATACTCCGTATAAATGATTGATAACGAGAACTACACAACACACAACGGGTAACGACGGATGGTTTACCCGTCGTTGGAAATACGAAACCGAATCCGAACTGGGTGGGGTGTTGGGGATAGGGGGGAGGGGATGGCAAAGCACCATGCCCACCAAGTTTCACAGTTTCCAAATTCTAAGTTTCATGGTTTCCAAATCCTAAGTTTCACAGTTTCCAAATTCTAAGTTTCACAGTTTCTAAATCACGATCTGCAAAAATTTTTATAAAATTTTCTCATGTTCTTTTACTCTCTGATACAATCTGACGAATGGCTAGAAAGAAATCAATACTGACGGAGAAGCAAAGTAATTTTGTCGAAGCCCTACTTGACGGGAAGACACAAAGTGAGGCTGCTGCTGAGGCAGGTTATGCTAACGCATCAGGTGGTGCAGTCGCTGAACACTCAGCGAATGTGCAGCACGCGCTACGCGAAGCACGCAGCGAGCTAAGTTCCGCAGCACAAGTTAAGCGAGCAGACTTAGTGGAAGTCCTGGTCGATGCGATAGAGATGGCTCGGATGATGGCAGACCCGATGGGGATGATCGCTGGTGCCCGTGAAGTCGGCAAGATGCTTGGCTTGTACGCGCCCGAAGAGAAAAAGATTGACCTTACGATCAACCAGGAGCGTTTGTTGCGCCAGTACGAAGAACTGTCTGACGATGACCTACTCCGTGTAATAGAGGGTGAGCATGTCAAACTCGATAGTTAATACTATTATGCAGCGTGCAGTGAACTTCACAGTCCAAACAGGTCGAGAACCGACCGAACTGAATATTACAGCACGTGAATATGACGAACTACGCACTGAATTGCATGCAGCGTCACACGCGAGCTTGGTATTATCTACGGAACAAGGTTCAGACCAACGCCCTTTGTTTTCGGGCATACGGCTCAACGTGATGCACAACGAATCATGGAAGTGGTTAAATCAGGGAACCAACTTAGAACCCTTCGGAGGCCAGCTAGACGATGGCGGTAGCTAAACCACCCAAGTTCACCGCGTGCCCAACATGCTCGACCGATCGTCTAACAACGTCGTTCGTCGGTGGGGTGTGTAATTTTTGCCACGATGCAGGTATTGCGCTACCTGAACCAGTCAAACCAGACACAAGACCAGTGCGTAAACCGCGCAGGAAGACGGGTTTGGCGGCCGGGCAGCCCAACCCCTTACTGACCCCTGCCCAAACCCCTAATATCGCAGCCGAAGGTGCCTATGAGCCGCCGCAATTCGATAAAGACGCTGCGAAAGCATCGCCGCAAAAAGAGTTGGCCATCCGCACGCTTTCTCGTCGTCGTTTGCTCCCTTTTGTTAAGCGTTTCCGTCCTAAATACGATGCAGGTTGGGTACACGAAGACATTTGTCGACGACTTGAACGCTTCGTCAAGGATGTGGAAGAGGGTAAAGAACCGCGTCTACTGCTGATGTGCCCACCGCGAAGCGGCAAGAGTGAGATCGCCTCCCGCCATTTCCCGCCGTGGGTACTTGGGCAGCATCCGGACTGGGAAATCATCGCCGCTAGCCACACTACGTCCCTGAGTATGTCATTCAGCCGGTATATTCGTGACCTGTTGCGCGACCCGGCGTACCAAACAGTGTTCCCGAAGGCTATACTCGACCCATCAAGTCAGTCTGTCGAGAACTGGAACCTGACATCGGGCGGTGGATACCTCGCAGCCGGTGTGGGTTCTGCAATTACAGGTCGTGGTG